CAGCTAAAAAGAAAGAAAAGGTTATTTTTGGAGTTTTGACTCATTTTGCTTTAAGCGCTAAGTTTAAACTTTACCTATATGATAGTCAAAAAATAACAGACCATGTTGGCTCTGCGCCAGTTTTAGCTCTGTATAGTAAAGTAAACAAGTATATTGTTTGGTCCTATACAGCATACCGAGCGCTTCTTTCATCTGAAAAAATCATATCTTACTACGAAGACCCTCCAGAATATGCATGGATTCTTAGTATTGATTTAAAGCGCCCAGAGTCATCAGAACCTGTCGAATCATTTGACTTTAAAAACCCAAGAGGGTGTAATCTACTGTGTGTGGTCCCAGAGAAGACTTTACAGGAAGATGAAACCCTGTTACCATCTATCGAGACGGAGAAGCATAGCTATGAAACAGACATAACAAGAAGCACATATTCAATCATAAAAACAGAAAATCAAGAAATGTACACGATAATTGAAAAGTTCACAAATTATCCACAATATACCAACACTTAGGAGAAAGAAATGGGAATTAATTTAGACTTAATGAAAAAGAAAATGGCCGCCGTAAACAACGGTGGCGGAAGTAGCAATTTTTGGAAGATTCCAAAGGGTGATTCAACGGTGCGTATTGTGCCAGACCCGGACGGTGATCCTCTGCGAGAGTTCTGGTTCCATTACGGAGTAGGTAACCAGAGTTTCCTTTGCCCTAAAAAGACAGAGGGAGCACATTGTCCTGTGTGCGATTTCGTTTCTAAGCTGTACGACAGCGGTTCAGAGGAAGATCGTAAGTTAGCGAATAGTATTCGTGCCAAGCAGCGTTTCTATTCACCAGTTGTAGTTAGAGGCGAGGAAGATCAGGGAGTGAGGCTGTGGTCATACAGCAAGACCGTGTATACACGCCTGCTTAGCCTCATTTTGGACAAGGAGTATGGGGACATCACCGATCCTAAGACCGGTACCGACCTCAACCTTAACTATGGCAAAAAGCAGGGCAAGCTCTACCCCGAGGTAGATGTTAACCCACAGCGGTCAGTTTCTCTTCTCATGGAAGATGCGGATAAGGCTGCGGAGTTTATGGAGCAGGAGTTTGATTACGATAATCTCTTCAGCGTTAAAACTTCTGAGCAGGTCCAACAGGCACTAGATAGTTACCTGAATGGTACTTCGGATGAGGAAAAGGAGCAGACAACTGCTTACGCTGCAACCAATAACATGGATGCAGTTGAAAGCAAGTTTAAAGAGTTGCTAGCTCAATAAAGCGCTAAAACAAAGCAAAGGAAGGGGGCTGCCCCCCTTCCTTTGCTTATTTCAAAGGAGGAATAATGGCTAAGCGAGCCAAAAAAGATAAATCACCCGGCAGATTAAGCATAGGGGACATGAAAGCTCTTATTAATAAGAGTGCAGGTACAAATGTGGCTTTTAGCCTAAAGGATGAAAACCCAACAGAAGTAAAGGAGTTTATCCCTACTGGATCAAAATGGCTTGATGGCATTATCAAGCGTGGAGATTGGGGTGGAATTCCTGTAGGAAAGATTAGCGAATTGGCAGGGCTAGAGTCAACTGGCAAGTCATATATGGCTAGCCAAGTAGCGGCCAGCGCACAAAAACTAGGCATTGATGTTATTTATTTCGACTCAGAGTCCGCTATTGACCCACAATTTCTAGAAAGTGCCGGCTGCGATCTGGACAACCTCTTGTATATTCAAGCCAGTTCTGTTGAATTTGTCTTAGAGACGATAGAGAACCTTTTGGCAAACAATGAAAGCAGGATGCTTTTCATTTGGGACAGTTTGGCTTTTACGCCATCAGTTTCCGATATTGAGTCTGACTTTAACCCATTGTCAACAATGGCAGTAAAGCCTCGCATCTTATCGAAAGGAATGTCTAAACTGATTCAGCCATTGGCAAATACTCAATCAACCTTGCTGATTTTAAATCAATTAAAGACTAATATTACAAGAAGCCCGTCAGAGGCCCTAACTACACCCTACTTTACTCCGGGTGGGAAGGCTTTATCGTATTCATACTCTTTAAGAGTGTGGCTGACCGCAAGAAAGGGAAAGTCTTCTTTTATCTACGACGACAAAGGATTTAGGATTGGAACCGAGGTCAAGGCCAAGATTGAAAAGTCAAGATTCGGTACACAGGGGAGATATTGTAATTTTAAGATTAAGTGGGCAGGCGACGAAGTAAAAATTCTCGATAAAGAGTCTTGGTTTGAAGCAGTAAAAAATTCAAACAGTCTAAAATCTTCCGGTGCTTGGTTTACGCTAGTCCATAAGGATGGCACCGAAAAGAAGTTCCAGAGCAAGCAGTGGCTAGAACTCTTAGAAGAGGATGAAGAATTCCGAGAAAGGGTATTGGAATTACTAGAAGAAGAGGTAGTTGTTAAGTTTGACAAGAGGGATGGAACCCCAGAAGAATTTTACAGTGAAGATGAGGTAGAAGAAGATGGCTAAAGTAGGATTAGGAAAATCAACTAGGAAAACTACAAAGAAGAAGACCCGTCAGGGCAATGGCACATTCACGAAATGGTGTGCGAATAAAAGAAGTAAATTGTACCGCAAAAAGTATCGTGGTCAGGGCCGTTAAGACAACTTGACTAACAAGGAGGCTCCCAGTACAATATTGTACTGGGAGTTTTTTATAGAATGAAAAGAGTATTACTAGTAGACATGTTAAATATGTACTTTCGTGCATATATTGTTGATCCATCACTATCCACTAACGGAGATCCAATTGGGGGGTTAAAAGGGACATTAAAGATATTGCAGAAGATGTGCAGAGAAATGAATCCAGACGAAGTTTTTCTCTGCTGGGACGGCAGAAGCGGGTCTGCTCGACGCCGCACCGTCAATGAAGATTATAAAAAAGGTCGTAAGCCCCTAAAGGTCAACAGAGTTGTTGATAACCTAACAGATGGCGAGCAGCTTGAGAACAGAATTTGGCAACAAACAAGGCTTATTGAGTACTTTAACGAAATGCCTTTTTGTCAAATCATGCTTGAGCACACCGAAGCCGACGATGTTATTGCTTTTTTAGCTAGAACTGTCGATGCTGAGCAGAAAATCATTGTCTCCAACGATAAAGATTTCTACCAGTTGTTAGATAACGAGACTTTGCTTTGGCGACCAACCCAAAAAGAGCTTTTATCAGCGAAAGATGTACTGGAAAAGACTGGTATTCACCCTAGGAACTTTACAATAGCAAGGGCTATCGATGGAGATAAATCAGATAACCTCCCCGGCATCAAAGGTGCGGGACTAAAAACTTTAGCAAAGAGGTTCCCAATTCTGAAAGAGGACAGAGATGTCACCTTTCAAGACCTTTATGGCCTGTGCGAGTCAGTAGACAAGAAATTAAAAATCCATAGTACGATCCTTGAGAACAAAAAGCTAATTGAGGAGAATTATGGGATCATGCAACTCTATAATTCACATATTAGTCCGCAAAACACTAACAAGATAAGAGAAGCGGTAGGGGGGTATTCTCGAAGCTTCAATAAAACTAAAATACTTGGTATGATGATAGACGATGGTTTCGCTGAAATGAATTGGAGCGACCTGTTTACACGATGCCGAATAATTGCTAGGGGGGAAAATTGAGACAAGAAGAAAAAGTTAGTTTTTCCAACTTTGGTCCATCCTTTCAGGAGAATTTAGCAAAATTAATTCTTGCCGATAGACAATTTGCAGACCAAATTAAAGAAGTGCTTGACATTTCATTCTTTGAAATCAAGTACTTGCAAGCTTTTACTAAGCTTCTTTATGCTTATAAAGATGAGTATGAATTGCACCCTACTCTCAACACAATGGCAAGCTTTATTTTAACAAATGAGGGCGCAAACGATGAAGTTATCAACAAGCAAATGAAGGACTTTCTAGTCCGAGCGCACACAAACCATGACGTTGAAGGGTCAGAATTTATTAAGAATACCGCCCTCGATTTCTGTAAAAAGCAAATGCTTAAGAAAGCCATCGTGCGGTCTGTTGAACTATTAAAAACATCGTCATTTGATGAAATTTCTGATGTTATTTCTTCTGCTTTAAAGCTTGGGCAAGACAACAACGTCGGTTACGAGTACATTAGAGACTTTGAAGAGAGATTTTTGGTAACTGCTAGGAATCCTATTTCTACTGGCTGGCTTGAAATGGACAGGCTAACTCAGGGCGGCCTCGGTACCGGAGAAATGGGGGTTGCTATTGCTGCCACGGGCGCAGGAAAGAGCCACCTTTTAGTCCATTTAGGCGCTGAAGCCTTGAAAAATGGGTTAAATGTAGTTCACTATACTTTAGAGTTAGCTGATACTATCATTGCAAGGAGGTATGACAGTTGTCTTACCAAAGTCCCGTTATCTTCGCTAAACCAAAGAAAGGATGAGGTGCTAGAAGGCATTAAAGATGTAGAAGGGTCTCTGATTATTAAAGAGTACCCTACAAAGAGCGCTTCCACTGCCACAATCAAAAATCATTTAGAGAAGTTAAAGGCTAGGGACTTTAAGCCAGACATTATTTTGCTCGATTATGCAGATTTGTTAAAATCTAAAAAATCTTATAGCGAAAAGCGGCACGAGCTTGAGTCTGTTTATGAAGAATTAAGAGGGATTGCAAAAATCTTTGAGTGCCCTCTGTGGACGTGTAGCCAAACAAATAGAACAGGATACAACGCAGAGTTGGTTTCCCCGGATGCAATTTCAGAGGCGTTCAACAAATGTTTTGTTGCTGACTTGATATTTACTTTATCCCGAACTGCGGACGACAAGGTTGAAAATACGGGCAGATTCTTTATAGCAAAAAATAGATTTGGGCCCGATGGTATGGTTTACCAAATTGACATGGACACTAGCTTTGTTCATATTAAAATGCATGGTAAATCGGGTACTGCCAATACGAATAAGCCGATTACCGATCAGCGCACCCTGCTTCGGGAGAAATATGATAAGTATAAAGAAGAACTAGCAGCAAAAAACAAAGGAGAAGAAAAGAATGATGACCCCGAATGAGATTTTATCTGATATTACAGTGCATATGAAGTATGCAAAGTATTTGCCAGACTTAGCGAGAAGAGAAACGTGGGAAGAATTGTGCATTAGAAACATGAACATGCACATAAAGAGATACCCAGAATTAAAAGACGAGATCGAGAGGGTGTACGCAGAGTATGTTGTACCCAAAAAGGTGCTTCCATCGATGAGGTCGATGCAGTTTGGTGGAAAGCCAATCGAAGTGAACCCATCTAGAATTTTTAATTGCAGCTATCTTGCAATTGACCACCCCGCCGCCTTTAATGAGACAATGTTTTTGTTGCTCGGCGGCGTAGGTGTTGGATTTTCAGTTCAAAGGCACCATGTTGATAAACTTCCCCCAATCCGTAAGCCAAATCCAAAAAGAAATCGACGATACTTAATTGGCGACAGCATTGAAGGCTGGGCAGACGCAGTTAAGATGCTGATGAATTCATATTTCAAAGGAACGTCAAAAATTAGGTTCGATTTTAGCGATATCCGTCCCAAGGGTGCTAGATTGGTGACTTCTGGTGGAAAAGCCCCCGGACCACAGCCACTTAGGGAGTGCCTAGTAAAGATTGAAGGTGTTTTGAGGGAAAAAGAGGACGGCGCTCAGCTTAAGCCCATTGAGGTCCATGATATTGTTTGTCATATTGCCGATGCTGTTCTTGCAGGCGGAATACGCCGTGCAGCCCTGATTTCATTGTTTTCTGTAGACGATTATGAAATGGCATCAGCTAAAACTGGCTCATGGTGGGAATTAAACCCACAACGTGGTCGGGCCAATAACTCAGCGGTGCTTCTAAGGCACAGAATCAACAAAGAAGTGTTCATGGATCTTTGGGAGAAAATTAAAAATAGTGGGTCCGGCGAACCCGGCGTCTATTTAAGCAACAATGCAGAGATCGGGGCAAATCCATGTTGCGAAATCGCCCTCAAGAGTCAGCAATTTTGTAACCTAACCGAGGTTAATGTTTCAGATGTCGAAGACCAAGAAGACCTTAACGGACGGGTGAGGGCAGCTTCGTTTATTGGAACATTACAGGCAAGCTACACTGATTTCCATTATTTGCGTGATGCTTGGCGTCGTAACTGCGAGAAAGAAGCTCTTATTGGAGTTTCTATGACAGGAATCGCCTCGGGCGCAGTATTGGACAAGAACCTAGAAGAGGCCGCAAGCATTGTTAAAGAAGAGAATGAAAGAGTCGCAGCTATTATTGGAATAAATAAAGCAGCTAGAACAACCTGTGTTAAGCCCGCCGGCACGACAAGCCTAGTCCTTGGAACATCATCGGGAATTCATGGGTGGCACGATGACTACTATATTCGTCGCATTAGGGTTGGTAAAAACGAAGCCATTTACTCATACTTGCTAAAGAACCATCCAGAACTCCTAGAAGACGAATATTTCAGACCTCATGATACGGCAGTGATCTCTATTCCGCAAAAAGCGCCAAGCTCGGCAATATACAGAACA